CGCGCAAACCAAGGTCAGACGGCGGGAACTGACCTTGCGGCTCAAGCATCTCGTTACCCGCCAGATCCAAATCGAAACCCAGGGAAACCACCATGATCAGAATCACCAGCAATCGCGGCCGCGAGTTCGTTCCACCGCCTCCGCAGCCACTTCCTGTTGACGATCGCCGGCCGCTTGAGATCACCTGCCCAGCTTGCGGTGCCGATATGTGGGCGAGCTGCCGATCTCCGCAGACCGGCAAGAAGATCGACTTTCACGCCGCGCGTAAGCGGGCCATGATGGCGGAAGAGGTCTAGCCATTCAATCCGGACGATCTGCATGGCATCGTTACCGTCCTCGGATCGTCCGGCCTGCCGGCAACCGTCACCAGCGCATAATAATTGCAAACCTTGCAGCGGATCGCGTATTGGCCGCACCGGGGCGCGGGATACGGAACATTAAATCCACACACCTTTTGCAAAACATGCTCTGCCAGGTTGAGATCAATCCCATCCGGATATCTCGGGTCTGGCTTGCATTGCAGCTCGCGACCGCTATCGATGAAACGAACGTCAATGGTCATTCGGATGCCTCCTTTTTCTTCGCCTGTTTTGGCACTATGCGCCATTCTAATCCAAGAGCGTCAAGAATGTCCGTTGTCGGATTACGCTTGCCGTTCAGGAACTCGCTAGCATGACCAACGGCAACTCCATGAAATTCGCACCAACCACGTAGGCCAAATCCCTTGTTACCCCTAGCCCCAGTACCCGAGAATTCGGAGGCTCGTTCCCGGACCAATCTTCGAACCTCGTGAAGCGTCATGTTCCCATCCCTCGTTCCCGCTCGTAGTCCTCTCTCGTCCGGCGCTGTGCCGGCGCCGCAACCGGCCTGACCATAACTCTGCCCTCGTCCCGCTCCGCAATCGTCCAGCCAAGCCAAAGCAGCGTCGGCAGCGATACCGTCGGCTCCCCCGCCTGGTTAACGCAGGGAGGCCGAACGCCGGCCCTGGCGAACTCCGTGACGAGCACGGAGAGATTGGCGCGCTTGGACAGCGCATCCGATTCCATCTTACGGGCGGCCGCCGCTGCCCGTTCGTGGTCGCTCAGAGCGGCCATCCTCGCCTTGAAGTCGGCATGGGCTGCATCAACCCGGTCCAGATCGACCGGCGCTGTCGGCTGGCGCGGTTCCGGATCACATGGGAACTCGGGCGGCGGCAGGCCTGCCTCTCGCCTTATCCGCTCGTATTCTGCATCGTAGCGGGTTCGCCTCATGGCTATGGGGCCACATTGTAGGCGTCTACGGCCATGCCCAAGCTGGCTCCGCTGTAGGTAACTTCGCCATGGGTTGTTACTCGGAACATGCCTTTTGTGCTGACTTCAAGCTTTTTGCTGGCACCCATTCCGGAGCTTGAGGCCGCAATGCTCCAAATTTCTTGATTGAGATTTTCAGTCATTTCTTCAAACGTGATTGTATGCCGTCGTCCCATTTTCTATTCCTCCACCGTTGCCTCAAGCAGCGCGACCGCAGAAACGGGAGCGATCACGCGAAACGGATAACCAAATCCACGGCAGCGCCGACGAAATGCTTGCGCTGTCTTTATCTGACATTTTGTTTTGCCAAATTCATGGCCTTGCGGATCGCGCCACCGCCTCGTGAAAAACACTCGCGCCGGATAACCGGATGGCTTGTATACGCCGACGATTGTGATGATTTGCGTTCCGATGGCGTCCGCCACTTCCTCTGCGTCGTCTGGATAAACTGGCTCAACGCGCGTTCCTGGTCGCCATGTCATACGCTCAAATGGCCCGTCCGCATCACACCCGGAATATTTCTCTCGGATGAAAGGGTGCCCGACCTCAATCACGGCGCCGATTTTGAATTCGTCTTGAAGCTTCTGCTTCACGGCTCAACCTCCGCAGTAAGCAGCGCGACCGCAGACCGATGCGAATCGCCATAGAGCCGGAACTCTTCACGCACAACCCGCGCAATCTCCGCATCGCTAGGCGGCCATTGCTGATCGTATTTCCCATCGCGCCAAACGCCGTTGACCTGAATCTTTCCGCACGCCTTCACGATCGCCCAAGCTGGAAATTCCGCAAGCACACGCAACGCCGCATCAAGCCGCGCGCTCGTCTCTTCCCCGCTCTGCCGCATCGACGGGAACGACCCGAACATATCGGCGATCGCCAGCGCAACCTTGGTTTCCTCACGACCGTCGAACGGTCCGACGTATGGCGCGAGTTCGTCGCGGCGTAACTCCAGGTCACGGCGTTCGGACGGCGTCAATGCGCGGCGCAACTGGCGCGGCTCGCCGTCCGGTATCCACGAACTCCAAACAGACCGCGGAATGTCAACGTCCGTTTCTCTGCATATTATCCGTGGCATCGATGTCGAAGAGCGATGAGTTTTCATCACCTCGTTGCTCTTCCTGGATGTGCCTGCGGAGCCTGGCTGCAATCCCCGAGAAACCAATCTTCCCACCGTTTCCGCCAGCTTTTCCATTTTCACCTCCTTGGTTTGAATATTCATCAGCCCAGCATCCTTTGTTGAGCCACACTTCCGGTGATTTTGTGTACTTCGGATCTGGATTAGTGCCAGCATATCTAGCCACGCCGGCCATTAAATCCGCAAACGCAACTTCTCTGCTCTTTCTGATCCTACCAAGCTTCAAACCTACTGCTTTTTTGCCCGTCTTGCGACCTACAGGAAATTGAAACCAAAAAACGCCAAGGTAATCATCTGGCCAGTCGTCTTTTGGTTCAATTGTCCCTGGGACATCTGGGACATCGGAATCTTTCTTACTTTCTTTCTTCTTTACCAATAGAGAGTTAGTATCTTCCTTAAGTATATATGTAGGACTTTCTGTCCCGTGGGACATTTTGGAGTTTCGAGCCCTCCAATCTGCCTTTCGCTTGCGTTCAAATTCCCTTTTTTCGGCTGATGGCCTACTAGATATAGACAATGCAGCCTCAATAGGCCGCGCTGCCTCCAGAGCTAATCTAAGTGTCCCATGGGACAAATCGTGGGACAAAAGACGCTCAATCAGGTCACAAATCGGCGTCCTAGATTCGTCGTTCATCGGGACATGACTTTGCTTCCAGGAACCGGTGGCTATTTGCGGGATTATCTGGACGGGCGATTGACGGGAGGGAAATAAAACCCTATGTCATTGCCTGTCCGATCCGCCTGCAAGCATCATCGGACTTAGTTTCGACCCGCCGAAATCAGCCCCCGGCGGGTCGTTTCGTTTGTAGCCCTTGAAAGAGCCATTTGGCAACGCCACTATCGGTAGCGTGATCCATGCGAATAACCGCTACCCATAGCAATCAAAGCCGGGCCGTAGCTTCCACCGCCGCCGTCAACATGGCCCGCAACTCGGATTTGCTCATGGGCGGCATCGGACCAAGCTTGCGCCGTTCGATGATCTTGTCTGCTGGCGGAACGAACCGTTTTCTCGGCACCTTCGGCAAAGCCTTGCGAGCCGAAATAAGCTCCCTACGCCGTTCTTTACGGCGCTGACGCTTCCGCTGACGCTTCCGCTCCAAGGCCTCGGGAGATTTGGCCGGCATCAGGATTTCTCTCGCAATTGATGATAGCGTTTCAGAAACCGTGATTTGGCTTGTCCAGCGGTCCAGCTCGGAAGTTCGAAATCAATTGGCTTGCGACCGCGACAATAATCCCAGTCATCCCTGTTTCTCATGATTTGGTGTTGCTCGGTAACGAGCATCGTAACGTCCGCCTCTTTGATCGTCGCAGGCAGCGGATGCGCAATACCAAATCGATGGAAAACAGCGGCCTCAACCCGCTTCTCTATAACGCTGAATTCTGGCAACATCACTTTGAGAGGCTTTGCCATATCGCCGACAAATGCCTCTGCAGCATCGTGCATCAGGCCTTGGTATGCATCCTCCGGCGATACGATATAACTCACATGAATGCTGTGCTGGGCAACCGAATAGAAACGGTTACACTGTCCAGCAAATCGGCAAACCATCGAAAGACCGTGGGCGATATCTTCGATCGTGAATGCGCTGGTTTCAGGCGCCTCAAAATCGAAATACGATCCGCTGTGAAGCAGGATGGTTGGACCAATGATCCGGCGAACAGTGGGAGATGCTTGGCTTTCCGTCATTCTGCGGCCTCCGATGCCATCTCCTGCAGGAAAAGATCCTCTTGCCGTTCCGCGGCCTCCAGATATCGGCAAGCGTGCTTGAAGTACGAAGGCTTGAGCTCAATGCCGATGAATTTGCGTTTCAGCTTGAGGCTGCTCACTCCCTCGCTGCCGATGCCCATAAACGGCGAGAGCACAACGTCGCCAGGATTGCTCCACAGCGTCACAGCGCGCTCAATAAGGTCGAGCTGTAACGGACACAAATGGCGCTCATCAGCGCCGTCCTTGGCCATGCGGACGTTGAGCGTGTTGGTCTGATTGATATCCATCCAGACCGGAGATGCCCATTTCTGCCATTGTGATACTGGGAAGTTTTCCGGCATCTGCTCAACGGGCTCAGAATTTTCTCCCGGCTTACGAAATACAAGAACTTGATCGCAAATGCCCATGCGGCTCTTGGTGCTGTCCTTCTTGAGTTGCTTGTAGAGCAGCCCGAGAGCCTTGGTGCGGGTCATCTCGACAACGGGATCGCGCCAGACGATCGTTCGCGAATGAAAAATCCAACCCTCGGACTGATGGATGCGGACGATATCGCCGGGGAAGTCCTTGAGCCCGATCACGCCGTCTTTCCACTTCGACGACGGCAAGTCAGAGCAATGAACTGCTGTCAAACGACCGGGCTTAGTGACTCGCAGAAGATCACGAACGAGATATGCATAGTGCTGATTGAACTCTTCATCCGTTGTGCAGTTCCCCATGTCAGCTTCGCTGTCGCTGTATACGAATACGAAAATGTTCGTAAACGGTGGAGAATACAGGGAAAATCCTACCGTCTCCGATGCGAGCTGAGGCACGATCTGGCAACTGTCCCCGCAATATGTCGAGAAATTTTCACCATGAGTAGCCTCAATGCACTTGATTACTTTAGCCATTCAGGCACCTTTGCTTTGTGTTTCGGGGCATATGCGGTCTGTCGTTTTACTGACTTGTCGTTGGCTCGCGCCATCGCGGCGCGCATCGCATTTTTCATGATGATATGGTCGTCTGCCTTGCGGTCAATAACCCGCGCAATGGCTTCCTCACCTTCCGCCACGATCAGATGGACCTCGACTTGGCGAGATTGGCCAAATCTCCAGAAACGGCGCACGGCTTGATACCAGCTTTCATAGGAGAACGTGCGGCCGACGAACGCCGTTCTCGCACAATGCTGCCAGTTGAGACCGAACCCGCAGATTGACGGTTTGGTCACGATCACTCGGATTGATCCATCAGCAAAACCGCGGAGCGTGGTTTCCTTCTGCTCTGGCGTGTGCGAGCCGCGGACTTCCTTGGCGTTCGGTAATAGTTCCTTGATCGCGTCAGCCTCGTAATCGGTATCGCACCAAACAACCCACGGCTCCGATGTGGATGCGTTGACGAGATCGGCAACCGACTTCGACCGATTGCCGGCCGTGGTCCGTTTGACCTCATGCATCTGCGTTGCCGACATATCGACCATGCCGAATAGGTCCGCGCCCTTGATTGGCGATGCCTCTGCCCGATGCCGAATGATCTTCATTGCCGGCAGAACGAAACCTTCGTCGCTATCGCCAAGATCGGATGGCATTTCCGCCATGCGCGACCACGAAGCGCACCAATCCCAGAAGTCATTGACGGCATGCTTCTTGAGGCGCCATTCCTGCGAGGCAACGGACGTATCGTTGATGAACCACCGCATGAGCATTTCTGACGATGGCATGATCCCGAGGAAATCGGATTGCTGCCCCAATTCCATGTGATCGTTCGGGGCCGGCGTCGCCGTGGCAGAGAGCCGAAAACGGTGACTCGCGAACGCCTGGATTAGCGCCTGAGACGTTTTCCCCCCGAACGATTTTAGTATGCTCGCTTCATCAAGTGCCACGGCGCCGAACGCTGCCGGTTCCAACTTGTCCAGCCGATCGTAATTGCAAATATTAATGCCCCAATCGATCTCCGACATATCGCGGATGACTTTGGCGTCATATCCCCAGCGCTCGGCCTCTTGCGCAATCTGCCAGCCAACCGACAGCGGGGCCAATATGAGCGCGCGACCGTTCGTGGCGTCGGCGGCATGAGCGGCCCATTCGAGCTCACATGCTGTCTTGCCGAGCCCCGTCGACAGAAAGTTACCGGCCGATCCGGCACGCAGAGCGAAGTCCACGCAAAGACGCTGAAAGGGAAAGAGGTGGCCGGCGAGCGTTGGCACAGTCTTGAGCCCGCGCTCTTGCGCTCGAATGGCCTTGCTGGCGAGGAAGTCTTCATACTTCATGGGATATCCGCTCCTTGCGAGGGAGGAACCGTAAATATATCTTCGGATGAAATCTAGTGGCGCGGGAAAATATTATCCGCTATTCTGGATATGGTGCGATCGTGATCCTGATGCCCATAATCGCCGCCGACCATTCCAATGTGATCTTGCGCACAAACCGCTGATCGTCGCCCTGAATGATCCGATGCGAGACCAGCAAATCTTCCGCCGCCTTGAGCCGATTGGAGATATCTTGCCGGCGGGCGGTCTTAGGTTCTTCGACCTCGAAGGATAGAGATACCCGCCCGTGGCATGGGGAAGGCCGCTGGCGCTTCAATTCCAAGCCAGCCTCAGTGATCCATGCCTCGTATTCCTGTGAACGATAGCGTCTGCCACGGCCTGCAAACAAGTGATTCGTCGTCGGTGACAATGGCAGACAAATGGTCGTCATGCGCGGCCGGCAGTCGGGAACGTCGCTACGTTACTTTCCGCCGCATCATCTGATTTTTCATCGAAGTCCATCCGCATGACTGAGCCGGATCGTTTCCGAAGACCGAGAGATGCCTCGTAATAGTCCCGATGGGCGAAATAGTCGGCCAGCGCCTCTGGCTCCATCTTATCTGCGGCAAGAGCGATACCAAATGCCTTGCGGTGCAGATTTTCGCCTTTGATGGCATTATTGATGGCATCTCTGGCCGATTCGGTGCAGGCGTCGCTATCTTCTTTGGCGGATTTTTTGAGTTGCACCAATTCTTTCAGTCGTTTGGCGGAAATCATCTTGCCGATAGCCGATGCCGGTTGCGGCTTGTCACCCTTTGGTTTATTGAGCGAACCTTTCCTACGGCCCATAGCGATTCTCCTGGTTGAGGTTAATGCAGCACGCGGTCTGCCGCTTCATCATCGCGGCGGATTTCCTTAAGCATACTCGCGATCATAGATGCCGCTTGGCGATCGTCCTTGGCCATCCGAGCAAGCCACGAAACCGTATCCCGATCAAGCGGTAGCTCCATGGGAACGATCTCGACGGCGTCGCCATCCTCGTCTGTATCTGTGATTTGCATGGTTCCGATCCGCGCCATGAGGCGACGCGAATCAATATATCGGATATTCGGCTGGCAGGGCGGTGGCTGGAATATATCCACCGTCATTTTATTTGCGAAGCTTGGGCGCGCAGCGCGGCATGGCAGAGGGCAAGGGCAGGCGTCCACTTTCGGAATTCCCAATAAGGCCGGTTGGAGTGGAACTCATTGCGGTCCTTTTCGCCATGATCTGGATGCGTCTGATACACGTTCGCCCAAGCTTGGAACGAGGTTGTAAATCCCACCTGCCAATACCAATCCTTGGGAACCAACGACACAGCGGCATCAAGCGATCCGGTGAAATCCGGAACATCGTCGTCTCCCATGTCGCCGTTTTCTTCGCGGTAGAAATCCAGCCGCGCGATGGCCAAATTGATCGGGAACGATGATTCGCTGGCTTTCTCGCAGAGATTTACCAATCGGATTATTTCGCTCATTTCCGCCCCAAGAACATCGGCCGCAATACGGGCCAGGCCACGCCTTCCGGCCAGTTAGCTTTGAATTTATCCACCAATTCGTCCAGCTTCGTGAGGGTAATGGTCCGCTCGCCGCGCCGGAGCTCGTCGAAATAGGGGGACTGCCCGTAGAAGTCCCGGCTGATCGCAGTCATGGATTTGCCCGTGGCGTCGCGATAGGCGCGGATGATGACCATGAGGTTGTCTCGGGCTGTGTCTTCCATAACTTGGCCATTTATCAAAGGTTTGCGCTTTTCGCAAGATATTTGCGAAATATCCACTAGACAGGAGAATATTTTATCGGTATTTTGGATTTGCGTCAGAACCGCCCAAGGGCTGCACGGAGATAAAAGCATGACAGAATTTGCCGGCGAAATATACGCACGCTTCATCCGGAGTTTCCCCGCTCCCAAGAAAGACGATTTGCGCATTTACTGGACACCTCAAATCCCCGGCGAGCCGTTCCATTGGCCAGTTGCCGATCTTGCGCAAGCCGGAATGATGCTTGATGCGCTGGCGGCCTATGATGATTTCCAGTTCGCCAACCGCATCAAAGGCGACTACGCCAACATGGGCGGCCTTGAGGTGTTCGACGGTGCCGAATGGTTCGAATGGGAAAGCGACGAGTGCGACGACTTCGATGCGTGGCGCGCATTGGAGACGCAATCATGACAGACAGCAAGACAGATCACCCATTCGTTCCCGGCGCGCGGGTCGCTGTGCGCGATAGATACGGTGATGGCTACACAGAGGGATTTGTCGATAAGATTTACAAGACTGGACATTTCGTTCTGCGTGGAGAAACGCAGCGTTGGCGCGCGTATCACTATGGCGATGGGCGGTGGAGTGCGACCGAAACCGGAAGCAACTATTCACGGCGTCGTCTTGATCTGTGGGACGAAACCACAGATGCGGAGATATCCGCCAAGATCGAAGCGACCAAAGCCAAGCAACGCTGGAACAAGATCATCGCCAAGATTGAGCGCGTGCGGGAACCGACCACGGCTCTTTGCGATGCGGTGGAAGCCACGCTGGCCACGATTGAACCACCGAAATGATCGCGCCGCTTGGCGCATGACAAGGGAGATGATGCGATGACAACTTGGATCAAAGACGGGAACGGAAATAAATGCTCCATCGAATATTTCGGTTCGGAAGAGGCCGCGCAAGCCGCACTCGATAGCCTCGAAAATTGCGTTAACTGCTCGGACTGCTCGGACTGCTCGGGCTGCTCGGGCTGCTCGCGCTGCTCGGACTGCTCGGACTGCTCGGACTGCTCGCGCTGCTCGGACTGCTCGGACTGCTTGCGCTGCTCGCGCTGCTCGGGCTGCTCGGACTGCTTGCGCTGCTCGCGCTGCTCGCGCTGCTCGGGCTGCTCGGGCTGCTCGGGCTGCTCGCGCTGCTCGCGCTGCTCGGGCTGCTCGCATATCGCTTGGCTGAACGTCAAGAAGGATGTGCAGGGCGATCCAAATGCGAAAGGCGCCGAGTTGGGGGCGCCCCCAACTCCTATCATTGCAGATATTCATCAGACCGTTTTTGCAGCCGCCTCTCAGCCGCATGCCCTGGCGATGCAGACTTGGCACACCTGCGAAAATACGCATTGCTGGGCTGGATGGGTCGTGACGCTGGCTGGGCCAGCAGGGAAAGCGCTGGAGACATTCTTCGACACGCCTCTGGCGGCGATGAAGATCCTTGATGCGAGTTCGCCTCTGCGCGTGTCGCCTGTCCGATTTTTCGAAAACAACGAGGATGCGTTGCGTGAGATGAGGAAGCTTGCGGATCAGGAAGCTGCACAACAACAGGAAGGATGATGCGATGACACTGCCAAAGGGATACCTGCCGAAAAAAGGCGATGAACTCCTGATCCGCGCGACCGTGAAATATGATGTTGACAGGAAAAGAGACCCGGATGATCCGGTATGGGTCCATCTCAAGCCAGTCGGCGGCCATAATTCGTTCGTGGCCAGCCTTGACGCCGTAGCCGGTCTTCATTGTCGCAAGTGGGATGTTGGCGCGATGGTCACTTCTGGCGAGTTTGAAGGCACCGGAGAAGTCATCGCAACACACGGAACAGAAGTCTGGGTCAAGGACTTCGAGGGCGACCTATGGACGGTTGCGGCGAATGACCTTGATCTGGCGCCAGCCGGAACCATGACGGAAGCGGATCTGATGGCTGGCCTTGAGCCGCTTATCTTCCCGCCACCCGCTCCGATCATCGAACCCGTCCCGTCGGATGACAACGATATCAAATTCTGAAGGGAACCGCAGCGATGAATACCCCGACCATCGGCGATAACGCGCCCCAAGCTATCGACTACGCCGCGCAAGAAACGGCGCGGTTGCAGCTTGACTACGGTTATTTGCCGAAAGCCGTTGACGAACTGCTCAACGACGCCGCGAAATTTGAGATCATCTCCGACGCTGAAGATAAGGCGAAGGTAATGAGCCTGATCAAGCGCATCCGCGACGAAGATAAGCGGATCACCGGCCTGCACGAAATTGAGAAAATGCCGCACTTGCGGCGCGGACAGGCGGCCGATTCGTTTTTCAAGCGGCTGACCGATTTGCTGGTCAAGCCAGACCGCAAGGCCAAGGACGGCGCCAAGGATCGGCTGGAACGCATCCTGACCGATTACGACCTTCGGGAACTGGCCAAGGAGGAAGAGCGGCGGCGCGCGGCGGCGCTGGAGGCCGCCCGGATTGCCCGCGAAAAGGCCGAAGCCGAAGCCAAGGCCGCCCGCGAGGCTGCCGAAGCTGCCAGGATCGCCGAGGAAGCCCGCCTAGCGGCAGAGCGCGCCCGGAAGCCAGAGACGCAGGCCGCCAAGACCGAAACCGCCAACGAGGCCGCGCTGGCTGCCCAGGAGGCCGCCGACGCGCTGTCCGCGACGCGCGTTGACACGATCGCCGCCGCCGCACAGGCCGAACAGGCGTATATTGATACCCTCATGGCGCCGGCCGACATCATGCGGACCCGCACCGCAGACGCGCTTGGAACCATGGGAACTGAGAAGTTCGCCGAGATCACGGACCGAAAGATACTGGATTTGGAAAAGCTTCGTCCGTATCTGCCGGTCGCGGCGCTGGAAACCGCGCTGCGCAAATATGCGGAAAGCTGCGGGTATTCGAGTGATGACACGGTGCAGATTGCCGGCGCCCGATTCGGCAAGAAAAAGAAATCACAGGTGCGATGATGGCACGTTATTCAATCGTCGGCCAGAGGCACATCGGTCTCGATCCCTATCTTGAGGGCATCCTTCCCGGAACGCCAGTTCTGCTCGTTCGCGAGCCGACCAACGCATACGATGCGAATGCGATACAGGTCTGGATCGATGGAAAGCGCGTCGGGTTCTTGACGGCTAAGGACGCGGCCAATCTGGCGCCAATCATCGACGAGCGCGGCGCGCTCGCCCCGATCGACTCTGTCAGGGTCGATACGGCAATCGGCGAGGTGACGCAGACGCAATATCAAGTATCGGCCAACGCGATTTTCGCCCGTTCGCCGAATTCCAGTTACCCACAAGTTGAGTTCGAACCGGAGCCGAAAGCATGACCAAGACCGCAGAGAAAGCGCCGGAACTGTTCGAAACGAAGGCCACGGATCTCAAGGGCGATGCCGCAGTCAATCCGATCACGGTCAAGCCCAAGGCCGAGAAGAAACCAAAGTCGCAAGCCGTGGCGAAGGTCGAACCCGCCGCACCGCCGGCCGCTGCAGTCCCGGCCAATTTCCTCCAGTTGCTTTATCAGATGGCGATCGATCCCCGCGTTGATGTTGAGAAGATGCGCGCCGGGCTGGACATGCAAGAGCGGATCGAAGGCAGCGAGGCCCGCAAAGCGTTCACGCGCGCTTTCAACGCACTGCAATTCGATCTGCCGACGATTGACAAGGACGGCTTCATTGACCACGGCGAAGGCCTGTCAAAGGGCGGGAACAAGAAGCTCAAGGCCCGATATTCCACCTATCCGAACCTGATGGGCGTCTGCCGGCCGCTACTGAAAAAACACGGTTTCACGTTCAATAACACCGTTGAGCCATCCGCCGATGGTGCCCGCATCAATGTCGTCGGATATCTGACGCATGTCGACGGCCACGGCATGCGATCGAACTTCCCGCTCGGAGCCGACGCCGGCCCCGGTCGCAGCAACGCCCAAGCATGGGGCAGCTCAAGCAGCTACGGCAAACGCTACAATTTGATTTTGCTGCTTGATATCGTCAGCGAAGCCCCGATTGACCGCGACGACGACGGCAAGAAGGCCAAGGTGACGGAAGCTGGCGACGACTTTCCAAGCGACAACATCACCACAGGAATCGTCCTAGTCGATCAGGCACAGCAAGACAGGCTACGCGAGGCGATCGATGATTGCGGCGTGGGAAGCGCAAAATTCTGCTCTCACTACAGCATTCAGAAAATCGGCGATTTGCCTGCCGCGAGGTATGCCGACGCGATTACGGCCTGCAAGAACTTCAAGGACAAAAAGGCCGCCAATGGGTAAAGCTGCGAAGAAGCTATCAGAGCCTATCGTCGAGATATTCGAGAACGTCGAGCAAGGCTCCGAGGAATGGCTGATGCTTCGCCTTGGCGTTCCTACGGCTTCGAACTTCTCAATCATGATGGCAAATGGCGCCGATGGCGAGGCCAGCAAGACGCGCGCAAAACTGATGCGCGTCATGGCTGGCGAGATCCTTACCGGGCGTCCGGGCGAGGGTAAGATCGTCACCGCCGCCATGCAGCGCGGCAAGGATATGGAGCAAGAGGCGCGGCAGCATTACATCGACACGCATTTTGCCGAAGTGCGCCAGGTTGGTTTCATGCGTCGCAAGTTGCCGAGCGGCCGATACGTGGGATGCTCTCCCGACGCGCTGATCGGAGATCGCAAGGCGCTTGAGATCAAGACAATGGCTCCGGACCTGATGATTGAGCGGCTCGAAAAAGGCGCCGGCATGCCGACCGAGCATCGCGCCCAAGTTCACGGAACTATGTGGGTAGGGGATTTAAGCGAAGTCGATCTGCTGCTGTTCTACTCTGGCATGCCTGTGGCGCCAAAATTCACCGTCAAGAGAGACAGCACGTATATCGCAGAGATCTCCCGCGCCGTTGAGATATTCGAGTTCGAAACGCGGCAGCTAGTCGATAAGATTCGGAGGATGGCGTGACCCGCCCGCGTGTGCTCATGGTGAATTGGGACGGCGAGGCATTCCGGCCACTGGCCAGCTTCATGCCCTACATTAACCGTGAGTACGTTACCGGGGAATTGTATCATCTGGCTCCGGTCGAAGAACGGTCGCAGGCCAGCCACAATCAATATTTTGCTGCGGTCGCGGAGGGATACCAGAACCTCAACGAGGCCAGTGCGAAACAGTTTCCATCTAGCGAACACCTGCGCAAGTGGGCTTTGATCCAATGCGGATATTGCACCGAAACATCATACGCCACGAAGAACGGTGCCGAGGCGCGCAAGTTGGCAATTTCGTTCCGGCGCAAGGACGAATACAGCATCATCCGGGTTCTGTCCGATGTGGTCCAAGTATTCGAACCAGAGAGCCAGTCCATGGCGTCAATGAAAAAAGAACGGTTCGAAAAATCCAAGCGCGACGTGATTGACCTTATTGCCAGCATGGCGCGCACCACGACGCCGCAATTGTACCGAGAGGCGAAAAGACATGGCCGATGACAAGTTCACTACCGCAGACAAAATCTCGGTCATTGAGGCCGGGATCGATTTCTATCGCCCGTCCAGGCGCAACAAGGGATCGCCGGAATATCGGGCGTTCTGCGTGCTCAAGGCGATTGCGGAGGATTACCGCGGCCGGCAGGAAGGGGAACCGCTTGCGGCTGCCTATGCGCTGCAACAGGCGATTGATGTAGCCAAAGCGGCCAGGAAGCCGAACTTCGGCTATCCCATGGGGAACTTGCGGCAGATCGCCGAGCTCACTCTGGGCTATTGGTCGAGCATCAGGCAGGCCCTTGAACGGTTCGAAGCGGAGACGACGGAATGAGCGAAGCTGCATTGATCCGCGAATTGGAGGCAATTCTATCTGGCGATTATGATCCCATCGCCGCGATTGTCGAAGGGGAAAAGAAGCGAGGCTTCCGCGTCATACGTCCAGGCGATACGGCTTGGTTTCGTGCATTTGATTGGCGGCATGAATCCGTAGCCTCAGTTTCCGGAACTATGGTTCGCCTCGTTCTGATACACGCCTTCAAAAGCGGAGAAGGTGCGTTTACGCGCACGATCAAAGGCATTGAGGAAGCTGGATACAAGCCATCTGTCATCGATCCTACACCGGAATTTGCCGCTGCATTGAAGCGGTTGGGATGGCGCGGAAGGCAGAAGGGAACAACATTCGAGACCAGAGAAACGATATGGAGGAAGCCTCAGTGACAAAATCGATGGAAGAACTGGTATTCGAAAAGCTGATCTCTGGGTATGAAAGGCAGATTGCTGATT